ATTCAATTGGTTTTTAGATGAAGATCATGGCGTAAATTGGTTCGCTTACTTTGTGAAAAATCCTAACGTGCCTGTAATGGAATCCGATATTAAACGCCATGTGTTAGAAGTTGAAGGTGTTCAATCATTGCAGGATTTGCCGATACAACTCGACACAGTGACACGCGAATTAATCGTTACTGTAAAATATACAGACATATATAACGTACAAAATCAGGTGGGGATTAATGTTAACAATAACCGATAAAGGCATAGAATATGAGCGACTAGACGCAATTCTAACGCGCCTTAGTCAGTCGATGCGTGACATCTATGGTCAGGACATTAATCTCAATGCAGACACGCAAGACGGTCAATTTATTGGAATCTTGTCGCAAGGTGTTGCAGATTTTAACGAAGTCTTAGCAGGTGTTTACGCAATGTCAGACCCGACCACTGCTGTCGGTCGTTGGCTTGATATTCAATTAAAATATGTTGGTCTTGAGCGTAACCGTGCGACATTCTCATATTTGAATGATGTGCAATTTACTGTAGTGAATAATACGATTATTCCCGAAGGTTATACATTAACAGATGAAAACGGTACTGAATGGACAACAACTAATACAGCGACATCTACAGGCACAAGTCTTGTTATGCAGTTGCGATCTGTTGAAGTTGGTGCGTTTCATTTAGCATCTGGCAAGCCATTAACCCCTAAAACTATTGTGCTAGGTGTGCAAGCAGTCACCACTACGTCTGATAGCGCTTTAGGTCGCTTACAAGAATCTGATCAATCTGCTTTAGCTCGTTTCTTGCGTTCATATTCAATCAATAATTTAGATGATCGAGAAGGCACAGAAGCGGCTCTGTTGGCGTTAACTGATGTTCGTGATGCAAAGGTATATGAGAACTATACAAACGCAACTGACGCAAATGGTGTGGAAGCGCACTCAATTAATGCTGTTGTGCTAGGTGGCGTAGATGAAGACATCGCAGAAACAATCAGACGTAAAAAAGCGGTCGGTTGTGGCTTGCAAGGCTCGCAAACAGTAACGCTGTTTTATGAAGGAATGGATCGAGTTATTAAGTTTGATCGCTCTACTGCTGTTAATATTTCAGCGACAATTACTGTTGTTCGTCGCAGTTCCGCTGTAGACGTAAATCAGCAAAAGATTAGCGATAACTTAAAAGCCAATCAGTTTTTAATTGCAGAAGATGTGGTCGCAGGGACATTGTATGGAATTGCATACGATCCAAGCTATCAAGTGAAGTCTATCCTGTTAACGTCTGGTCTCACTGTTGATGCGCTAATTATTCCCATTGGGCTACGCGAACATGGCGTAATCAATGCGGTTACAGTGGTGGTTGAATGAGTGATTACAGTCAGTTATTGATTTATCAATATGCAAGAAAGCCAAAGGCTAGAGCTACTATTGATTCTGTTTTAGGCGAGTATGACAAGTTAAGCGACAATGCTATTGATTTGCTAAACCAGTGGGATATTGATCAAGCGCGTGGCTTTTCACTAGACATTATCGGTCGTCGCATTGGTGTTTCTCGCACCCTTCCCGCTGCCATTGCCAAAGGCTATTTCGGTTATCTTAATTCAATTGATGGCGAGCCGTGGGGGCAGGGTGTTTGGTATCGCGCAGGGGGAAGCACAGGCGATACGCTTGTGTTGAATGATCAAGATTATAGATTCTTGATACGTGCGAAAATCTTTAAGAATTTTCAGAATGGCACGTTTGATTATATTTTAAATGCGTTCCGAAATATCTTAAACGGTGATGCAAATATTGAAGATAACCTTGATATGACTGCCACAGTGTACCTACCGCTAGCATCATTGAATCTATTGCAAAGATACATGATTGAACAGATGGACATTCTGCCGAGGCCGATGGGCGTCATGTATACTTACATTAACGCAAGCGGAAAAGAATTTGGCTTTGATGGCTTTTACAACTCATTTGGATTTGAAGAAGGGCGGTTTATTGACGCATGATCTATACTAAACCACGCGCTGAACTATTCGCGCAAGATGCACCACCTAGCGAGATCAAGCCATTTACGGCTTGGCTTCGTGGACTTGGTATTGCATTCGATGAAACAAACGGCTTTCCAGAAATGGAATCGTTTAATGGATTGCTACAGGCATTAAATGGCTATATTAAATATTTAGAACAAAACGGATTTGCAGAATGGTCTAGCACACTTGAATACCCAATAGGTGCAGGTGTTCGCGTTGGTGCTGTGTGGTATCGTGCAAAAGCACAGAATACCAACAAGCCGCCCGCTACAAGTCAGAACGAATGGTCTGTGTTTTTAAATGCAAGTGACTTGTCGTTTAGCGATCCGCTTCAAGTTGTGGGTGGTGTTATTGGTATTAAAGATGCTAGCACTACACAGAAAGGTGTAGTGCGGATGGCGACAAGTACGGAAGTTGCGAATAAAACCAATGTAACCGCTGCTGTTACACCTGCGAATGTCGCTGCAATGATAGAGCAATTCCCAACCGTCAGGGCGTCAGTGAAATCAGGAAGCGATGGTGGAGTTTTTGGCGGAATTGGGTTTTCATCGGTCGTCAGACTTGGAACTGGGTATTTTGAATTTACACTATCAAGCCCCGCGCCAAACACAAACTATATCGTTATGCTTACATCGTCTTGGGGTGGTTGGTTGGGCGCAGCAAGCGTGTCGCTTGATCCAAACTTTGCACAAACAACGACAAAATTCAGGGTTGTTTGTACTTGGGGTGGAGATAACACGAATGGCTCATTCGACCCAGTCACACTAAATGCAATTGTAATCTATTAAAGGATATTAATAAAATGGCATTAGTAACAAAGAACGATGTAACACAGATTTTCGCAATTCAGGCGCCATCAGTTGACTTGCCACCTACATTCGCAAATTATCCCCGCGGATGGGACACGGCACGTTCAAACAATGGCAAGCCGACAATCAAGCAGTTTAACTATATTCAACAGCGTACCGATCAAAACGTGCTTTGGATTCATCAAAACGGTGCAGGATTGCCGTATGATGCAGCAATGGAATACGCAGAAAACGCCCATGTTGTAAAGGATGGCGAGTTGCAGAAAAAGCAAGGCGCTTCATGGGTATCTGCTACAAATAAAGGATATAACTTAGATTATTTTGTTAGTGGAAAATCATACCCGCTACATGCTGAAATCATGCTCACAAATGGCGACGTTGTAAAAAGTACCGTCCCAAACAATACAACCAACCCGAATGTTGATATGGCGGGGTGGAAGTTTAATGATAATACTGTTGAATCCATTGCTGATTTAATGGACATCAACAGCCCGAAAGATGGTCAGGTACTAAGAACAAAGGGATTTCACAAAGCTACGAACTTCGCTTACGCGGGCGAGGGCACTTATGTTTACAGCTCTACAATCAGTAAAAATAAGCACAATGGCGGTACAGTCATTGCGAGTGGGAAGGTGTTCCATGAAGATTGGACAATTCGTGCGGATGTTGAAGAATGGTTTACAGCACCACTATCAGGGTTGGGGTGTTGGGTACTGATAGATGATAGTCAAATTAATGTAACGCAGTTCGGCGCGATGCCTGATTTTAGTCTCGGCGTAGATAACTCAATTGCTATCAATAGAGCGTTATCTGTTAAGAATAATATTCATATTCCAAAAGGTAACTACATTGTTCATCGCCCGACTTTAACAAACGTTCAGTTTCCTGTCATCACAGGTGATGGTATTCAGAACACACTATTAACAGTTGAAAACTCCAAATGGGAGGGTGTTACGTTTTCAGGAAAATCTTACAACTCTGCTATTGTTATTACAAGTGGCATTCAAGATTCATGGATCGAAGGCGCAACATTAAAAGATTTTACGCTTGTCGGCAACAGCTACACCGCAGACGGTAAAATAGGTATAGATTTTGACAATGTATGTATCGGTGTGAATGTTAGTAATGTGAATGTTGTTGCATTTGATAAAGGTATTCACACATACAAATCTTGGGTGCATTCTTATAATAATGTAACGGTTACAGACTGCATTACAAACTCAATGCATTTTGATACGTTCGCAAATGGGTATTCGTTTACAGGTTGTTGTTTATACGGTAAGTCTGTAAAAACACTCTGTCATTTGAAATTCAAGAACGCTTGCTACGGCAACTCATTTAATGGTGGTGCTATTGAGCATTGTTTGGTTGGTGTTTCAACTCGGTACAGTGCTCAAGTGAATATCACAGGCGTAGATTGGGAAGTTATAGACCAGTTGTTTATGGAGAATGTGGACTGTGTAGGTTTACCTTCTAAAATTGACTCATGCTCTATTATGGGAAATCCGTCGCAATCAGGCTTTGGTGTTCAAAATGGACAGTTAGTTTTAGAAAACAACAAGATATTTAACCCGCTAGGCTCGCAAAATATTGATGCTCCCATTTACTTTGTAGGCGGAACAGGTGGGGTTGTTGCGAACAACAATGAATATGGTGCGCATACCACACTAATTGGCGGCACTGGAAAAGTTACTGGTAATGATGTTGGTCGCTTTGATTTCAGCAAGTCGCGCAGAATCACAGATGGTAAAATACTAGATGCTTATTCTGAAACATACCAAGCATACTTCAATTTCTTTACAAACTCTTTGAGTGCTTACCAATCGGTATCGGGTTCAATTCTAAAAACTCAAATCGGTAACACATACAAGGCTATAATTAACACCTTACTTGCCAAATATGCTGCTATTGATGGGGATTATTTTACATTTCAGTTTAGTGAGTTATCCAACGTGCAGGGTGTTGTGGGTGCGTTTGCATTTAGTCCTAGTAACAACCTTTTGGGTACTGGCTGTATCACTGGTCAGGTTATCTGCAATAACGGAACATGCTACTTAATGAAGTCGGTGGGCGGTCTGCTAACTAAAGCTGCGTTAAGTACCGCGACAGATACAAACTTGTTTAGTTTAAGTCTTTCGTACACGGACAGCATATAACCTCCAAGTTGTGTGCAACTAACACACAATAAATCACTATAAGCCCTGATCTTTAATGAGATCAGGGTTTTTTATTACCAAAAATTAGGGGCTATCCCTTTCGAGGGGTTTTTTTACAACCAAAACTTTTATGTTATTATCTGTAAAACTGATATGGGAAATCTCTGTGTATTTACTAGAGAAGTTAAAAGAGCATTTAGACAGTATTGCAATAATTGTAATATTCTCTTTAATGGGCATGGGGATATATGCCTTATCCTCAAAAGAGCCACCTAGATTAATGGCTAAAAATACTTTTCTTGGTGGCTTGATTGCAGGGGCTTTATCATATCCAACATGGATATATTTCGGCTATGGTCACATGTGGGCGCTTATCTTGATCACAATTGGTTATACAATAACAGGGCAATTTATACCTGAATTTTTACAATCTGTTGTTCCAAAAGCTGTTAAAAAGATAAGTAATATTATTTTTAAGACAAGATTTGGTGAGGATTTAGACGATGATCATAAAAATTAGCCTTGTCGTACTTCTCCTTTGCTTTGCTTCAATTGCGCTCAATCCTAGAGTGGATGTGAAGTGGTTCGCAAAAGCTGTCATGTGCTTTGGTATAATGAATATTATTGGCATGTTGGCAAGTGAAGCATATAGAGATGAATCTCAATCAGGATTATTTGCCGTGATAGCCTTTCTTTTTGCTTATGGCACTTACATTATTCACAAGAGAGGAACGTATAAATGAACTTCGACAAAGCATTTGAAATAGTCATTGGGCGTGAAGGCGGGTTTACCCTAAATCGTGCTGATGCAGGAAGCTGGACAGGTGGCAAGGTTGGCATAGGTAAATTACTAGGCACTAAATATGGTATTGCGGCAAATACCTACCCGAATGAGGACATTAAAAACTTATCTCTTGATCGCGCCAAGCAACTATACAAGCGTGATTTTTGGAATAAAGCTAAATGCGATCAATTGCCATATGGTTTACGATTTCATGTACTTGATGTATCTGTGAATAGTGGTGTAAGTCGTGGCATCAAAACACTACAACAAGCCTTAGGTATTAATGTTGATGGTCTTATCGGCAATCAAACAATTAATGCAGCAGCATCACAAGATCAGGCGGGTATCTTAATTAGATTCTACTCTTTCCGCATTGCTTTCTATACATCATTAGCATCATTCAATACTTTTGGTAAAGGTTGGATGAATCGCGTATCTAACAACTTAAAAATAGGCTTGCTATGAAAATCGAAACGGTTGCAATTAACGCAATTCAAGGCGTAAAAACTGGATATGAAATTTACATTGCCGCATCAAAAGCAATGGATGACATGGAGGAAAAATCAGGATTAAGCGGAAAATCAAAACTTGATTGGGTTTTAGCTTTCATTAAAGGCTCATTTGAGGAAGTGGCGAATAACTGGCAATATTGGTCTGAATTACTGATTAAGTTTATTAATTCAATCAAAGCGATTTACAATATTGTTAAGTAAAAGAAAAGGGGCTATATGCCCCTTCTTTTATTGTGGGAAAAACGCTGCTGCTGTAACTGGCGCTACACTTCTAAAAATCTGTAAAACCTGTTCTGCGATAATGCGGTGTTCTTTTTGTGTGGATGGGTCAAGGCGCTGCTTTAAGTAAAAAATCCATGAGCGCATATTGCCGTTCATATATAGGCGTGTTGGTGTTAATCCTTCGGGTAATAAGGCGCGAGCTTGTTCCTTGGCGATGCCGTTAGATAAAGCTAGATGATATGCGCTTTCCGCGGTTTTCCAAACTTGATGCTGTAGGCTGGAAAAGTGCTTCTTTAGTTCGGGCAAATGGTCACACTCTAAACTAGATTGACGATTATTTTTATCTTGCAATCGACATTCACGCTCTAACATATCGCCAAGGTCTGTCATTTCAGCATAGCGCCCACTGTACTCCTGAAAGCTAAAACTACGATGTCGCAAGATTTGTCGGCTAATGTCGCGTGTTGTATTGATTTCTACACACATATTAGCCATTTCAAACGGTGATACATGACCATGCGTCATAAGATAATTAAGCAGCTTTGTAAACTCAGGATTGTTCTGATTTTCTACATTGGATACTCGACCTTGATAAGCAATTTCTGCATCTATGTTCGGTGTTGCCCATCTTAGGTTTACGCTCATTTCGGTAAATCTCCTTCTTTAATAAACACGCCATTCTGCATAATTCCTTTACGGTCTTTAATGTCGTTGTAGGCGATTTGTACGCATTCTTGTAGAGTTACATTGTGTAGATGGGCGATCCTAATCAAACTCATAATAGCAATATCAAGATTTCCGTCTTCTTCTCCTGTTGTATCACAAGCAAATACAAAATTATTTAAAGAAAATCCAAGCTCAATAACGTATTGCTTTAATGATAAATTTTCAAGAGACGGTAAGGTTAGAATATTTATTTCGGATTCTGTTTGCTTCGCCATAATGGTTAGCACCACAAAAACGTCGCCAACATCATCACGGCAATCTCGACCTTTACCGACATTATCCGCAAGTTCGCCGAACTCGCTAAACAGCTTCATGGCTTGATCAATTGGCTTACTACCCGAAATAATGTTGCGATCTTCTGCCCATTGTTCAATTTTTGCTATAAGGTCTTGCATACTTCTACTCCACCTTTATCTAAATAAATAACTTCTTTTATCTTGCATTGCGTAATCAATGTCATGCAGTCACCACATGGTTGGTACGTAACAAAGATTGAAGCGCCCTCATAGTTTTCTCTATCTTTACCACACAGCGCCATTTTTTCAGCGTGCAAAACGTGTGGATTTTTATCTGACATACTACAAAAGCATTGCTCATCAATGCCGTGGTTATACCCATACGCAATGATAGTCTTGTCTTTTATCACTACACAACCGACTTTGCGTTTCTTGCATTGTGATAGTGAAGCGTAGTTCTTTGCTATCTCTATCATTTTATATAATCAACCATAAGGCGTATATTTTTTGATGTTTTGCCACAATCGGTATAATAGTAATTTCCATTAAATCGAACAATGGTATTTTTGATTTTAGTAAACTCGCCTTTTTCCAATCGTTCAATTTCTAACGTTAATCTTTGAATTTCAGTGATCGGCTTGTATGGCAAATCAATATCTAAGTCATGTATTTTTCGGCTCAGTGTGGCTCGACTAATACCCAATACCTGTGCAGCCTTAGACATATTGTAGAAACAACGCTTTAATGCTTCTTCAATTATTTTGGTATATAGCCATTTTTCAGCATCACGCATCACAAAGCCTTCACGCTTATTGAAAAGTGAATTAAAATCCATGTCGTTAACTATCTTCATGTTGATAGCTCCTTGTTCAATGTGTATACAACCTCATCAACATAGGATTGGTCGATATAGTATTCTATAACTTCACTGTTCCTCATAACATCAACTGGCTCTAAGTATTCCACTTGGCCATCTTTATATCCGTAATTAAAGAACACATCGAACTCACCAATACGCGCTAGGGCTTTACCATTGGTTCGATCAATGGATAACATGGTTAGCTTTCCTGTGACTGGTGTAGGCTCTCCATGTGCAGGAACACAACCAACCAACAATGCAAAACATAATACTGCGATATATTTCATAAGACACCTTATTATAAGAATTTAACTTGACCAAAAACATTGGATAAACACATGACCGTTGTTTCAGTAAAAAATACAGTGCTGAAATACATTCCATGTTCGTTGTTATGTAATGCTGTTCTTTTTCCTGTTACTACTGCTAGTATTTTCATGTGTTGCCTCCGTTTCAATGAAAGCATTATTGCATAACTCATTATTACTATGCAAGCATTATGTAGTAAATTGATTTGCTAACTGCCCAATAGTGGTGTTTTCACAAGATATGCACCAATGATTCCATGAGCATTTCAAAGCCTTTTCACTGAATTTAGTGCGCTCCTTTCTTGTTCCACATCTATTGCATCTAACCAACAACATTTGTCTTTGCATTTCTTTTTTATCTATCATTTCTTAATCCTCATCCAATCCTCTACAGCTTCCATTGCCGCTTCCCATCCTAACGCAACTAAAGACACATGCCCCATCTCTTGCATACGAATTAAGAAATCTTGCTGTCCTGCCTGCCATGTTGATTGTGTATGGTCTTGTCGCTTCATCTCAATAAATAGAATTGGATTTCCAAAGAACACTAGGTCAGACACCCCATTCAAAAAGCCCATTGACCTATCTTCATCCATTTGCGCCTTAGTTCTTTTTCCTTCGTTCTTCACACTGGTTAATAATAATTCAGGGTATTTTTTACGAACCTGATTAACCAGTGTTTGTTGCTCACTTTTTTCTTGTGGGCATTTACCCCTATATGACAGATCTCCTGCCACCTTTATTCGTTTATCTATGATCATCGCTGCATTCTCCATGGTTTCTGTTTAGGTGGTTTATTAATATTATCCCATGTTGTCACCAGTAATACGCCCTCACGTTGTAGCACGACACGCAACCTAGCTTGTTTGTATATCGTCCATTGGTAGCCCTTATACGTGATCATAGATATACCTGCTTATTGATGCATAACCGCTTTTCTGTATTGTGTATTCTATCTTGCTAGGCTTGTTCTGTCCGTCTTGTGTGGCCTTCTTAAAAGCCCATCCGTGACGAGCAATATGCGTTTGCTTGTGGCTTGGGAAAAACTTGCTTTTGATTAGTCCGTGCGGTGTTTCAAAGTTTACATATAAAACATCACTACCTTTTACTTGCATGTTGTCTACACGAGCTATTGATGTGTCTCCAACTTCTAAAACCGTGGCTGTTTCATTTAGCTTTGAATCTGGATCAATAAAAACTTTATTACATTCAGGGCATGATCTAGCCGCAATGTCCGACTTAGCTCCGCAATCTTCACAAGTACGGTGTGTCCAATAATAATCGCATCTTGCATACTGGTTTTTGCCAATAAGTGAAACACCAATGCAACGTCTTCCGTATGTAATTGGAATCGGTGGATCAAGTCTTTCGCCAGTCAGGTCTGTACAATATCCGAAGGCATCCCAGTTTTCATAATTTGGGCGCTTTGAGTGCTCTTGCTCTGTACCGCAATACTCACACATAACAGAAACCTTGACTTGTGGTTTTGATCCGTATGCTTTTACGTTTGGTTCAAAGATTGAATTTTTACCTTCAAAAAATTGATCAATGTTTTTCGCATAATCCAATACTAGAAAGTCTTTCTTGTTTGGCGCTAGGCGTGTTCCGCGACCAATGATCTGCTGATATAGCCCCGCGCTTTCTGTCGGGCGTAGAATCGCAATACAGTCCAAAATAGGCAGGTCATAGCCAGTGGTTAGGATTGACACGTTAATTAAGTGTTTAAATTTACCACTTGCGAAATCTGCTAGTAGTTGCTCGCGCTCTTTCTTTGGGGTCTTGCCTGTTACCAATCCTGAATATGGTATTAGTTTTTGGATTTCTTCCGCATGACGAATTGTACTAGCGAAAATTAGTACACGTTTTCTATCTTGTGATTTTACAATGATGTCCTGAATGATCTTTTCAGTCGTGGTTTTTCCCTCAAAAGCGGCTGCAAGTTGCTTATCACTGAATTTACCATTCTTTAGTTCAAGGTTCGATGTGTCATACTCATCCGAAACCATGCCCACTTTGGGAGGTGTTAAGAATCCAAGCGCAATTAATTCATCTGCGCTAATTTTGTATACACGCTTCTTGTAATATGGATCGACTGTTTCTTGAACTAACTTATTATCCTCCGTTAGTTCAAAAATATACCCTTTGTTTAAGGCGTATTCGGTCGCTGTAAGTCCAATAACTCTTAGGTTTGGATTGCCTTTCTTCATGTCATCCACGATAGACATCATTGTATTTGTAACCTTATGGGCTTCATCAATAATTACGCATGTGTATTCACTGCCGATTCGTTCTGCAATTTTGACCACTGTTCCCTCAGTTCCAAAAACTACAGGATGCCGCAACGACTTGCTAATTGATGCAGAATAAATAGATGCCTTGCCACCAATGGATTGATATTTTGAAAAATTTTGTTCAACAAGTTCTTTGTTGGGGCATAAACACAAAACCTTTTTTCCGCCCGATAACTCATGCATTGTTTTGGCTAACATAGCAACGATGATTGATTTTCCACTACCCATTGGAAGGCCAAGCAAACAAGGGTCTGAATATTGCTTTACCCATTTAATAGCTGCATCATGCGCGTCTTGTTGATAGAAGCGAGGTTTAAGCACTTTCTAAACGCTCCTTAGCAATAGCAAAATACTTTTCATCTAACTCAATCCCAATAAAAGAACGGTTTAGATTTTTTGCTGCTACACCTGTTGAGCCGCTGCCCATAGTAAAGTCCAAAACTGTATTTCCTTCATTGCTATAGGTTTTTATTAAGTCCTCAAGCAATGCTACAGGCTTCTGTGTGGGGTGTAATCCATCATAGTCCTTCTTGTATTGAAAAACATTTGATTTGAATTTCGCATTATGTGGCAGATTAAACACTGAATTAAACACTGAGTTAATACGATCTAATTCTTCAAATGCCTTAAATCCATTCATGGAATCAATTTTAAAAACATCAATTAATTCGATATATGTTTTTTCAGTGCATAATCCGAATTGAGTAGAATCAACATAGAAAAAATGCTCTGCCCTACGATGACCTAATTTAGAGTTGATCTGCTTTAAATTTAATCCAATAAAACTCATAACTTCTTTTGAATAATCACGCAATGGGTGCAGATAATCCGTATCATGCAATTTGCTAAAAATGCAAATATCCTCAAAGTAGCTAACAGGAGCTTTTTTTGCGATTAAGCTATTTGCAAAGTGGTCTTTAATCCATACACAACGATAAGAAAACGGCACGTTCGGAATTGCTGACTTAATTAAATCACTCGTAAATGGCTCTTGGCTAAACAGGATGCACTTGCCGTTCTTGCGTAAAATTCTATTAACTTCAATCCACATTAATTTAAAATCTAAAATTTCATCCCATTTAGTTTTATTTTTCATACCATGTTCAATTGAATCTGAATCACCAATATTATTAACTGTCCCATAAGGCGGATCTGTTAGAATCATATCCACACTACCATCAGGTATGGTTTTCATTAGTTCTAGGCAGTCGCCATGTAGTAAATTTATCACTTATAAACCCCAATAAAACAGGCGTATTGCTACGCCTTGATTATTAATCGTTTTGTTTGAATAAAATTAATACCTTCAATATTAATATTATCCCTGTCCTCAATTAATTTTTTCTTGTCAATATCAATAATGGTTTTCTCTTTTTTGTACTCAATTGGAATTATAGATTCATCAGTAAATACAACAGAGAAAGGACTATCGGACATTGTTACAGATATATTTTCATCTTGTATTTTATTTACACCTTGCGACTCAAGATACAAAATAATATCGTCTTTCAGATACATTTTCTCTATCTCCGCATCTTTCACGAGGTGTTGAACTTCTTTTATTTTATCCTTTAGCACTTTTTCAATATCTTCAAGATGTTTTATTCGTTTAGCTTTTTCTATAATGTCTTTCATTTAACAATCCTCCCATCCCAATACGCTCTTTGCAGCAACTCTTTATGTTTTGCATGTTCATACACACATGGGCGAGTACGGTATGCGCTGTGTGTCTTGGTGGCTTTCACATTCACATATTGCGTGTTAGTCCAATCTACATGCAATTGCTTCATGATTGCTTGTAGCTCTTGATCTGACAAGTCGCCACGGTCTGTACGGCTCATCACTTGTGTAAGCCATCCTTTTGACTTGCCTAGTTGTTTAGATACTAGGGTGGTTTTTATGTTGTTTAATGCTACGAAGTCACGAAGGAAGTCGCGGTTTTCGAAGGATGAAATAATAATCCAGTCTTGCCCATTGATGTGAAGGCAGTTCTTAATCGGGCCAAAAGCTGCCGATGGTTTTCCGTTAGGCAGTGGCAATAAGTGGTTCTTAAATTCAAGGAAACAATCACCTACCAGTACTGCTTCATAAACAGTATTGGGTTTTAGATATGGTTGTATATTCATATTGTTTGGTGTTTTAATTCGCATGTGCTTACTACTCCAAAGTCGGGGCGGTTAAGCCCCTTTTAAATCAAAATGGTAGGCCTGCATCCACATTAACGGAAGCAGCTACAGGTTGTGCTTTTTGTACCTGTGCCGCACCTACTGGACTAACCGCAGATACCCAGTTTCCTTCTTTGGTTGTGCCGTCTTCTTGTTCCATTTTCCACACTTCCAATTTAAGAGCCATCTTTTTAAACGTCAGTGCATTTGTGAGTTCTGCATCTGTTGGTTTGTGGCTTAGGTTTTCTAGCCCACCTTTTGCATTGAAGTTAATTGCGCCCAACATACGCTGTGCTTTAGTTGCTTTCTGTGGGTCATTGGACTGTGTGTGAATCTTCTGGAAAATCTTGCGACCTTTATATTCACCATCAACAATTGTCCATTTTACTTCTACAAATTCGGGATCAGAATTAAATTCTTTCCACTTCACTTCTTCTGCGATTACATTAACCACTGTGCCTTTTGGAATTGGTGCAAAATCACCTGAACCCGCTTCAAAATTACCATTGGTTTCTTGTTCGTTACCAAAATCGAAAAATGACATAATATTATTCCTGTTTACGCTTGAGTATTAAAAAATTTAATTTGTGTTAAAAGTGGATTTGTACCGTGTTCAACTGGGATTTCAGGGTCTAGTCCGTAACGATCCTTACAGTCGATATAGCCTGTCTTTCCATCGCCGCTCGTAATTAAGACACGATTGCCTGATGATGTTACTCGACCAAACTTGGTTGTTTGTCCTTTCTTGTTTGTCTCTGCTCCTGTTATAAACTTCTCCTTAGTTAGATAGTACACACCACTTGAATTATTTAGATAAACATTGGCAGCTTTCTGGTGCATATCAAGACCCCATACAGCATACTCGCTTGACTCGTCTGGACTGTTTTTAATCTTGGTGATAGCGCTATGACCTAGAAAAACAATAGCCATATTCTTGTCATCACGAAGCTTTTCACATCCTCGAATAATATCCATGTGCCAGTTTGCAATAGTTAGGAAACCCTTGTGGAAGCCACCAGATGCATCACCAACATTGGAAACACCGTCTAGTTTGCACAATTCTTTTTCAAAAAGAAGGTTCATTGAAGTGATAGCATCAATAACCAATGTCTTGAAGTTGTGTTCTGTTTTTAGTAGCTCACCAATAGTAGACAATACTGTCATTCGTGCTGATTGCTCATACATTAATGGTGGCAACAGTGTAGGCTGTACATCCTCGTCCCATTCTTCAAATACTTCTGATCCATCCTCACCACGGATGAATACAGGGTTTGGAAACAGTCCTGCCAATGTTGTTTTTCCTACACCCTTACTAGCTATTATTGTCAACATGGGCGGTCTTACTTTCGCCTTAGTTGCTTGCTGCAATATGCTCATTGTTGCTACTCCTACTCGTTGAAAGCAATACTATTATCACTTGATAAATAATGCAACATTTATTTTTAATTTTCGTAAATATATTTCTATTTATGCAAACTATGTATATACTCTATTCATGTGAAAGGAGATATATAAATGCTTACTGTAAAAGAATTGAAAGACAAACTTGAAGATCGACAGGCTTTGGTGATTGCTAAACAATTAAAGATTCCATACAGACAAGTTCTAGGAATACAAAAGGGTCGTATTGATGATCCTAAATTAAGTGTTGTTGTTGCATTGAATAAATATTTTGAGAGTGTGAAATGAAGAATATAGCGGATGACGTTTTACTGCCCATTGGATTTGAGTTTATAGAATCAAGAAATGATATTCACCTATATAGCCATGCTAGAGCGCCAGTGTTTGCACATGCTTTTTTTGGTGGTGGCAAGAATAGATGCAATTTGTCTTATCAGATGTCTGACGGTTTGTTTTCTCAAATGGTCACAAAAACATTATTAGATCGAGATTTAATTATTCAGCAATTAAATGGATTTAAAGAAACTTTGGTTAAACTGGGGATAGAAAAATAATGGCTACATATGATGACTACCGCGATGCTTCTATGGTTCTGTTTGGTCTTAATGGTGTAGACAATAAAGGCAATTGCGAGTGTGGTAATCCTGAATGCACAGCACTATATAAACACCCGCGTGTAAGCAACTGGCAGCACGTACCATTCTATAGCGATGAACAGTTTCAAGTCATGGTTGATGTTGGCCACATGGCTACAGGCTTTGGGGTTTTGGTAAAGGATATCTTTGTTGTTGATGTTGATGCTCGTAATGGGGGCTTGGATTCCTACAAACAACTATGTAAAGATATGTCTATTGATTTAGAGGATGAGTCTGGTTTTGTTGTTGAGACTGGATCGGCAGATGGCTCAATGCACATTTACTTTAAAGCACCTGTGCCACCAAAAGCATTATCACAATCGCTAGGAAAATATAAAGGCATAGATTTTAAGAGTTCGGGCTTCGTAGTAGGTGCGGGATCAAAACACCGCAGTGGTAATTTCTATGAAGTTAGAAAAGGATACCCGCAAGACCTGACCGACACACCCATTGCATTACTAAATCTTCTTGAGAAGAAAACCCAATTTCGTGCTACCGACTTAAATGGTGCAACAGTAGATATTGAAGTGGAAGAACTTCGAAACGTGGTTATGCACATTACCGGCGGTGACACATATCAACGGTGGATAGATGTCGGCATGGGTATCCATGACACAACACAGGGCAGCATGCAAGGCTTGACTATCTGGGATGAATGGTCACAATCACAAGGCGGGTATGAAGAAGGATGCACACATAAGAAATGGGCCACTTTTGGTAAAGGTGCTGCATTGGTGTCATTGGGAACACTGATTCATTTCGCTAAACAGGATGGCTACATTCAGCCTGTCACCTTTGATGCTGATATCTATGTAAAAACCGATGAGCCAAAAACACTGGATGACATGATTGCCCACGTGGATATTCGCAAGCCACCAAAGTTTGCAGGGGTGTTGTGCCAGTGGGTAAATAATCAATGTTTAAACCCGCGCGAGAATCTAGCAGCCGCAGCAACTTTATATATTCTGTCTTGTGTTGGTGGTATGCGGCATTATGATGTTTTAAATAATATGTCACTAAACTTCATGCCGTTCTGTGTTGCGGGTTCGTCTAGTGGTAAAGAGCCGATCTTTGAATCCATTACTGATTGTTTGATGGAGTCAGGTCTTATGGCTGCGGTTCATGGTTCGTTTAAATCAGAACAAGAAGCTGTTCGCAACCTGTTAAGACACCAGGCGAGTTTCTATCTAATTGATGAGTTTGGTATTGAATTAAAGAAAATCAATCAAGCATCAAAAAGCGGTGGTGCATCATACCTTGCAGGCTTAATTGGTTTCTTCATGAAAGTATACTCAAAAGCCAATGGTGTCATGCCTGTATCTGGTGACTTGAAGGAAGACATTAAAGACAAGATTAAAGCCGACATTGCACGACTCAACAAGAAGATGGACTTGGATGGTGAAGATAAACACCGTGAAGAAATGGCGACCTTAATGGCACAGCTTAATAGTGCTGATAACGGTATTGTGAACCCATACTTGAACATCTTTGGCTTGACTACGCCCGTGACGTTTGACGACCTGGTAACACATGAAATGGCGACCAATGGTTTTATCGCACGTTCCGCTATTTTCCGTGAGCATGAAACAAATCCTAGGCGTAAAAAGAAATTCAAGAAAGAGCCAATGCCGACTGGTATTAAATTAGCTTTAGCACAGCTTTACAATGGCGGCCATAGTGACGACTCGTATCGTATTGAACGCAGGGGGGAAAAACACGCCATAACAACAACAGAGGACGCGGAACAACTACTCGATGATGTATACGAATACTTTCATGAAATGGCAGAGGATCATAAAACCAAAACAGGGCTTGAAGCTATTTGTCGCCGTGGATGGGAAATCTGTTCTAAGATTAGCTTACTGACAGCTATGCCATCGGGTACACGTACCATTGAGGATGTTATGTATGGTTTTGCTGTGGCTAAATGGGACATTCAGAAAAAGATTGAACTTGCTTATGGTAATGAAGCAGCACAGCACAAAGACACACGTGCGGATGCTCTTATGGTTAAAATCCGCGGCATGTTAGATAAGGACAGCGAAACTACATTCGGGACGCTGTGCAATCGCTTACGAGAATTTAACAAGGATCAAATCACACAGGTTTTATCCATTTTGATAAAACACAATGCCGTGCTAGAAGTTGAACACATCCACCCCATCAACAAGAAAGTCAGTAAAAAATACAAACTGGCATGATTGTGTACACAGCCCTATTTACTTAGGGCTTTTT